CCTGTTGTTTCATCATCTCTTGTCTTTTATTAAATTCCTGTTGTTTCATCATCTCTTGTCTTTTATTAAATTCCTGTTGTTTCATCATCTCTTGTCTTTTATTAAATTCCTGTTGTTTCAAAATTGTATATTTTTTTTCCAAATCATTATATTTTTTTTCCAAATGTTCCAATTTATTATTTATAGGATTATTAGCATCATGATATTTTTTGATTAATAAACTATATTTTTTTTCTAATAAATTAATTTTATTATTTACTAAATTATTAGGTTGATATCCTTTCTTTTTCCCAGTTAATTTACTATTACTATTTACTAAATTATTAGGTTGATATCCTTTCTTTTTCCCAGTTAATTTACTATTACTATTACTATTTACTAAATTATTAGGTTGATATTCTTTTTTTTCCTCCAAAAATGTGTTTTTTCTTACAACTGGTTTATCATATATTTCCAAGAGATTTTTTTTTATAGGTGTAGAATCGAAATCTAAATTTGTAAATTCATTTTTTTTTTCAATATCAGTCTTTTCTTTATTAATTTTATTAAACTCTTCTTCCATTTCTTTATAATTTTTATTAAATTCTTTATTAAATAGTTCATAGTTTGTAAATTGACCATTATTATCAATTTTCATTATATTTTGATCTTCTTTTGATCTATTTTTTAAAAAGGAATTCTTTTTTGTGTCATATTTATTCTTACTATATAAACGCGTATTTATTCCACCCCGTAAATCATCAAACATTATATTATTGTTATTATTACTAAATAAAATAAAATTGAATAATATTCTCACTCATTAAATATCATCTATTTTAGGCGCAATATAATAATTTAAATAACTATTATCGAAAAAATGCATTTGTATTTCTATAGGAGTTTCTTCAGATAATCCTATATTTACTCTATTAGATAAATAACTCATACTAAGAATTTTGTTAATATATTCTAAACAAAAAGTACTTGTAATATTTTTTACAAACTTATTAATAATTATTTCTTTTTTAGTATTTATTTCTTTACTTTCCAACTCAAAACCATTACTAACTTTTCTTTTTATATTAACCTTTCTCTTTATTGTTTTATTTGTTTCTTTCAGTATCGTTTCAATATTCCCCATATCACTTTCTCCTAAAATTATAATCTCTTGATTTTCATTATTTGATTTGAATTTGATATTTTTACTTCCAAATTGAGACAAATTTTTACAAATTTTAGTAAAGCGACCTATTGATAATTCTAATTCAACACTATAGTCTATACTAGGGAAAGTTATTTCAGAATTATCTGGTTCAATTAAATATAATGACATTTTAGATTGCCTAGATTCATTGATAAACGTAATATCTAGTTTATTAGAACTACTATTTTTTAATGACAATGTTATTGAATCAATTTTTTCCGATAAAGACAATGCTTTACAAAAATTTTCGGAATTTAAAACTATAGTTTGTTCTTTACTAAAATTATATTCTGAAAAATCGTCTTTATCTAAAAATATATCTAAAACACTAACATGAACGTTGTCCATTTGTAAAATACTTATTCCATCTTTTTCTATATTTATTTTAAATGAGCTAAGAATTGAACTAAGAGTTTTAAATAATTTGTATAATTCTATAGGATTATTATGTTTAGCTTTCCAAAACATTTTATTTAAATGTAAAACATTTTATTAATAATCAAAATTAATTTAAAATTAATTTAAAATTAATTTACTATTTACATCACAAATTTAAAAAAAAAATATATTATTCATAATAATGATAACTAATTCTTCATTTTATATTAAAAATGAAATTAAAATTATAAATTCAATTTTAGATTTTTGGTTTAATAAAAAACCTAATTTTGAATTGTGGTTCGAAAATGGAAAAAAATATGATGATGGTATTAAAAAAACCTTTTATAAGTATTTAATTGAAGCTGAAAAGGGGAATTTACTTCATTGGTTAGGTAATTATAAATCATATTTAGCGTATATTATATTAATGGACCAATTTTCAAGACATATTTATAGGAATACATATAAATCATATCAAAATGATAAAAAAGTATTACTTTTTACTGAAATGGGATTCTGGCTACATTGTGATAAATTAGATGCTACTGAAAAAATGTTTGCTTTAATGCCTTATCAACATAGTGAAGATATGGATGACCAAAAATTAGGGAAATCTATTTTAGAACAACTAATACATAATGAAAAAAATTTAAAAGAAAAAAATATTTTAAAAAAAGCATTATTTCATCAAAAAAACCATCTCCATGTTATAGAAAAATTTGCTCGCTTCCCTAAAAGAAATGAATATTTAGGTAGAGAATCAACTGAAGAAGAAATAGATTACATGGATGAAAATAACATATACCCTTATTGAATTTTATCTTAATATATTTATTTCTGTCAATATATTAAGATGGATGATAGAAAATTACCAGAAAATCTCGAAAATCCTATAGATAATTTTATCATTAATTATGGAAAATTACTATATCCTATATATAAGAAATTAGGATTTACTCCAAATACCTTAACTTCCATATCACTTATTTTAAGCTTAATTTCAACATATTTATTTTTTAAAAAACGATATATGTTATCGTCAATAATATTTTTTATTAGTTATAGTTATGATGTTTTTGATGGTAATTATGCTAGAAAATATAATTTAACTACTCAATTTGGTGATTATTATGATCATATTAAAGATTTAATCTGTGGAACAATATTTTTAATAGTTTTTTATAAATATAATAAATTAAATACTTCACTTTTAGTTATTTCACTATCATCATTATTGATATTTTTCATACTTAGTTGTTTACATTTGGGGTTTCAGGAAATATATGTTTCTAAAAATAATTCTAAAAATAATAGTAAATATTTATCATTTTTGAAAAATATATCAAATTTTCCTATAATTAATAATAATATACAACTTTTAAAATATTTTGGTATGGGAAGCTTTAATTTATTAGTAAGTGTAGTAATTTTATTAAATATGTTATAATATTATATATGGGTAATTCTATTGTTAGTAATTCAGTAATGAACAGTTATATTGACAGATCATCTGAAACTAAAAATATAAACAAAAATATTAGGTTAATGTCATATAATGTAGAATGGGGATTTTTAAATTTACCCCCAGATATTCATAGTGATTCTTGTGGTCATAATATACCTAATTCAATAAATGCTCAAAAAACTCATTTAAATCTTATCGCTAAAAATATTGGATTAATGTTTCCAGATATATGTTTTTTACAAGAAATAGGTAGTTTAGAAGCATTAGAGTTTATTAATAATCAACTTTTGAGTATGTTTAACATTGAATATAAATGTTATTATAGTAACAATATTGAAAAGGGTTTCCAGGGAGTAGGTCTTTTAATAAGAAATAATATTGATGATATGTGTTCAGTAGAAAATATACCTAATTTCAAATTAAATAGAGCTTTAGGAATTGATTTTAAATATAATAATAAAAACTTTAAATTTGTAGGAGTTCATTTGAAATCATTATATGATCAAAAAATTAATAAAGATGAAAAAGAACAGGTTCAGGAATTGTCATCAGTAATTAGCTGGGTAAAAAATTGTCAAAATATAATAATATGTGGAGATTTTAATAATATACCTGGTTCAACACCTATAAATTTTATTAAAAATCAAAAATTTACTGATATTTTCGAAAAATCAACATTTATTAATAATATACTGAATAATACTAATACTGAATTTCATAGAAAAAGTATAAATAGTCAAGAAGAAGGCTCTAGAATAGATTATATTTTCACTAAAGGAGAAATACCTATTATTAGTTCACACATTATTAATATTCAAAGGGAATGTATTAAACAATTACCAGATGAAAGAGGTGAAACCAGTGACCACCTTCCTATAATGGCCATTTTATCTATATAATAAATAATTAATATAATAATAATTTATTAAATATTTTTTTAAAAAAAGAATGTTACTACAAATTAGTATGGATCCAAACATTAAATTTTCAGCAGCAGTTATAGAAATATTAGTTATATTTTGGATAATGGTATATTTAATAACAAAAACATATAAGAAATTTAAAGTTGATGATAGTCAAAAAATTTGGCATAAACATAAAACTAATCCAATAATATTACCATTTGCAGGTTTATTAGGTAAAAGTTTTATAGGTAATTTTAATGGGTTTATAGGGTCTAAAGTAGGGGTAATTTTTAAACCATTTATGAAAATATTTCATTTTATTTTTGGAATTTTTAATAAAATCTTCAAAAATTTAATGAAAAGTGTCAACAAAATAAGAAATCTAACAAAACCTATTCGATTATTTTTTAAACGAATATCAATGATGTTTTATAAAAAATTATCAAACTTTACCTTAGCAATTACTTACATGGTTCATAAAATGAGAAATTCATTAAGAAGGTCTGTTTCTGGTTTTAATATGATGTTTCATACACTTCATCATATTCAATTTGCTTTTTTAAGTATTTGGAATTCTCCATTAATTCCTATGACCGAAAAATTTTTACCAGTTACCGATTTTGTATACAAGGCTTTTAAAGAACTTGGATTTTGTTTCGATGGAGATACTTTAATAAAAACTTTAAATGGAAATGTAAAAATTAAAAATTTATTACCAGGGACTAAACTAATAGAAGATAATGAAATTATCTCATGTCAACAATTTATTAATAATTCTGATATGTATAATTATAATGGTATAATTATTTCTGGATCACATTTAGTTAAGGAAAATAATAAATGGATTAGAATAGCTGATAGTAAAATCTCTTTTCCAATAAAATATTTAGATAAATATATTTATTGTTTATCTACAACCAAAGGAACTATACTAGTTAAAAATATGACATTTAAAGATTTTTCAGAATCGAATAACAAAGTATTAAATCATAAAATTAATAATATTATTTTACAAAAATTAAATAATACATCTATCATTACTAATAATTTAAAATGTAATTTAATAGAACACGGAGTTGATGAAAATACCTGTGTTGGAAACAAATTAATTAAAAATGTTAATATTGGTGATATAATTGATAATTCAATTGTATTAGGTAAAATAAAAATAGATGCTAAAAAACTCGATATATACACATATCGAAATAAGTATATATTATCTGGAAACGTAAAAGTAAATGAAAAAGACCTTTGGATTAATATTAAAGATTCTATTTATTCTAAAAAATATGATAATTACCCTAAAAAATTTATTTACCACTTAATTACTAGTAATGAAAAAATAATTTTAAACAACTCTCTTGAAATATGTGATTATTTAGAAGTTCATAATAAAGAAACAAACGAAACAATTGATACTTTAGTAACCCAATTTTATAATAGTAATTAATAAATTTAATTTTTAATTAAAAATGTGTATAAATAATAGTTATGATAGAACCTTTATTAATACATTGGAAGAGTGTGTTAAAAATTTTTTTGATAGGCTTAGTTAATGTTCTTATATACGTCTATTTATTTAAAAAAATATTAACTGGTTATCTTCATGATAATTGGACATACTTTCGAAATAAACCTTATATTTTACCTATATCTGGTTTTATAAAACCAATAAAAGGTAAAAGTGGAATTCAATCAACTGTTTATAATTTTATATCATTTTTATGGAACATTGTAAAAAAATTTTTAGAATTGTTAATGACTCCATTATATCCAGTATTTAATATAGTAACTAAAATTCTAGGTTTTTTTAGATCTATATTGGATAAATTTAGAATACAATTTAAAATTATGAGAAATTTCTTATTTAAAATAGTGGAAAAAGTATACATGCGACTTCAAAATACAGTTGCTACAATGACCTATTTTTTTTTGAAATTAAGAGAAGGAATAAAGAGACAATTAGGTCTATTTAAAATGTTATCATGGACAATAGCACATTCTTATTATTTTTTAAGATCTTTGATGGATGGGCCAGTTGGTGATTTTGCTAAAATAGGAGCTGATATTGGTCAAGCTATGGCAGCATTTACTTTAGGCGGAGCTGGGTTATCTATATGGCAAGATTCAGTATGTTTTGATCCAGACACAAGAATCAAGCTTTTAAATGGTGAATATAAAAATATAAATAAAATAAAATTAGAGGATATTCTAATAGATGGATCTATAGTTAAAGGATATTGTGAATTTAATATTTCTTCACAGATTGTATCAATGTATATTATAAATGATGTAATTGTTAGTGGTGATCACATCATATATGAAGAGGGTAAAACTATAAGAGTTTGTGATTCAAAATTGTCCAAGCCTTATTATTATGATAAGGAAAATTTAATTTGCTTAATTACAAATACTGGTAAAATACCCATTAATAATATGATATTTAGCGACTATCTAGATACGCATGATTTAGAAGTCAACCGAGATATTCAAATAATTGTAGAAAATAAACTTAATAAAAATTTAAACTATTCAAAAAAAAGAAGGTTAGATGATTTAGTATGGGGATTCTCGAATTTTTCAAATCAAATAAATAAATACAATATAGGAAGTTACAATAATGGAAATAAAATTTTAGGTAAAATTATAATAAGTAAAGACTTTATAACTCCTTACAAATATAGGTGTAATAATGGTAAAATAATATTAGTTTCTGGTAATGTTTTAGTAAAAGAAAATACAAATTGGATAAGGATATCGCAATCTAAAAAAGCAATTAAATACAATGATCTAATAAGTGAATATTATGTTCATTATATTACTGAAAACAATCAATTGTATATAAATGATTCTGAGTTTACTGATTTTATGGAAACATCTGATAATGTAACAAATAGTCTAATAGACCATTTAGTAGACATACATCATTCATAATTTTTACCTCATTCATAATTTTTACATAATTTATATATTTTTAGAATTTAATACATATATCCATAACATATAAATGTTAATACATATAAATTTTTATATATATAAATATTAGTTTATGATGATAGAATTTTTAAAGAGATTTTTTACATTATATAAAAATCCAATAACTATTGTTTCAATTTTAATTTTGTATTTAGTTATATATTACTTGTTTCTTAAAAAATACATTATAGGATATATATCAGACAATTGGAATTATTTTAAGGATAAACCATATATTTTACCTTTTAGTGGTTTGATTAGAGGCAATGTTGATAATAACCCTAAAACAAAAGGGACTATATCGAGAACTATACATAATATCAATTTATATTTTAGAAAAGTTTTTTCGTCTTTTATTAAGATGTTTACAAAACCATTTATTTGGTTTTTGAAATTAGTATCAAAAGTAATTGGAAATCTTAAAAATACCATTGATAAATTTAGAAATATGGCAACCGTTATTAGAAAATTATTCAAACAAACGGTTGAAAGCACTGCTAAGAGAATAGCTAATTCTTATGCAGCGGTAGTTTATTTTCAAGAAAAATTTAAATTGATTCTCCGAAAACAAGCAGCGATGTTTTCGGTATTTAAACAATATGCTCAATCTATGAAATTTCTTTTATATAGTTTTAGTAATGGCCCAATACCTCGAATTATTAATTTTTTAATGTATTATGCTACGTTAATGATTGTAATGTTAATCATATGTGTTCTATGTATTTTAGATATACCATTTGTATCTTGGGTAGCATGTCCAATATGTGCAATATGTTTTGATAAAAATACTGAAATTTTATTAGAGAATAAAACTGAAAAAATTAAAAATTTATTACTAGGACAAAATATTAAATTAGGCGGAGAAATAACAGGAATAATACGTGTAGTTGCTGGGAAAACTAAAATGTTTAATTATAATGATACACTTGTTTCAGGTTCACATTTAATTTACGAATCGGATAAATGGAAAAGGGTAGAAAATTCATCTAATGCTAAAAAAATTGTATATAATGAGAATGATATTCTATATTGTTTAATTACTAAAAAAAATATTATTATGGCTAATAATAATAAATTTTCTGATTATCAAGAAACCCAAGACCCCTTTATAAATTTATCTATACAAAGAATGATTTCTAGTCATTTAAATAAAACTGAATGTGTTAAATCATTTAATGATATTTGCCATCAATATTATTGGGGATTTTCAGGAGAAACAATCATAAATAAAAAAAGAATAAAAAATATTGAAATAGGAGATTTTATTAATGGCACCAAAGTTATTGGAACTATTAAATTAAATGGAACTGATATCATTTGGTATTTATATAATGATGTTATTGTATCTGGTTCACAATTGGTAAATGAAAAAGGTATTTGGATTAGGGTTCATCAATCCATCTATGCCAAAAAATTAGATTTTTCCCTTAATAAAATGTATCATTTAATTTTAGAAAATAACAAAATAATAATTAATAATTTAGAATTTACTGATTTTTGCGAAACTTGTAATGAAGAAATTAATGATCAAATTGATAATTTAGTTTTAGAACATAAAAATAGAGAATAATTACTCATCTAAATTTTCATTTAGTGAAAATTTATATTTAATCATTATCATCATCATAGTAATAAAAAACATAAACGTGTCACATAAGATAATTGGTAAACTATTAATATAATATCCATATATTACCCATATTATGGAAGCAATAATTTGTAAAAATAAAAAAATATATGAAATATCTTTTCCACTTTTTAAATTTATCATATGTATTAATTGGGGAATGTATAAGGACGCCGATAATATACTGGCAATAATACCAAATATCTGTGTAACATTAACCATTTAATTATTTATAAATATTGTTTTTAAATAATTAAATCATTTTCTTAATTATTAAGTAAATAAGTCTTAGCAAATTGTTTAGCACTATCACTCCCATGATTAAACCCTTCGATAACATCTAAATTTGTGAAATCAGTAATTAAAATTTTCATAGTATTAACTATTGGAATGCATTTATTATCCTTAATTAATTCTATTATTTCTAACTTATTTGTTGAATTAAATCTTGCTATATCAATAAGAGTTGCTAAATAAGTAAACATGTTATCACACGCTGGTTTTACAAAATTAATTATTTCTTGATCAAAACCAACAATTATTGTTAAATCAGCATTACATTTATCTATATATTTAAGTGGATAAGTTTCAAGAAGACATCCATCTGTATATAATTCTTCATCAATTTTCATAGGATTAGTTATAATCCAGGGAGCGGCGGACGCTGTTATAAAATCAAAAATATTTGGATTTGTACCATTAATATATTCTATTCTAGCATCATTCATATTTGTTACAACACAACTATATTTTGATAAACAATTATTATTAATACTATTATAACGTTCATTCAAATTATTTAATAACAAATCTTTTAAACGCTTGTTGTTATATACTCCATTATTATAAAATCCTCTATATAAATTAAGAAGTTTTCCTATAATTGGGTTGTCTGACCATGTTCCGAAAAAATCATTAATAGAATGAATATTATACCAAATATTTTTAAGAGCTTCTATTTCACCTAAAATAGTAGCAAAGCCATTAACAGATCCTACAGAAGTTCCATCTATTCTGGATATTTCAAAATAGTCTTTATAATCATTAAATAAAGTGTATAGAAATCCTGCTTGAAAACTACCCCTTATTCCACCACCTGGCAATATGAAATGTATCTTTTTTTTCATATACTAGTATATAAAAATATAATTTTCAAATATATTTATTTTAAGTTAAAGATTTATTCTATATTCAATATTATTATGTCTAAGAAAAAAAAAGGTTCAAAAAAAAATGGGAAAAAAACAGATAGTGAAAAGGATAAATTAAAAACTAGAGAAGAAAGATTTAGTGAAGTAATGAAAATGAGAGAAAAACTCACTAACTTAGGTTTATCCTCGGAAATTGAAGGAATACGGGAATTTTATGATCAATGTAAAGAATATGTTAATCAAGGTTATTCGTGGACTGGAAAAATAAAATTATTAGGTATTAAAAGGATTTTACATGCTAATTTAACTATACGAAAAAATATAGAATGTTCTATTAATTTAAAGTATGATAATAATGTTTAGTCATTTTCGTAATTAATTATATCCATATTTAATCATAAAGTGGCTTAAAATTAATATTAATTAAATATTATATAGGTATATGAATATTTCTAATTTATCTCGTAAAATTTTTTTAGATGATATAAAACCATTAAAATCTATTCAAATAGAATTTGATGATACTGAAAACATGGGGGAATTATTTCAATCTCTGGTATCTTTATTCACAGAAGGTATGATTATATTATTTGGAGAAAATGGTAAAGTAAATTTAAATTATGTAAGTAATGATAATTTTTTAAAAATAATCCAATATTTTAGAAGTTTTGGAATACAAATTTATTTTCACAAATTTTATATCAAACAAATTGAAAATATGGAAAACTATGTATCAAATAATAGTTTTGTTAATTATCATTATAACTTAATAGAACCAAAATTAACACAGGAGGTTATTAGTGTACTTTATCCTGAATTACCTACTATAGATTTAATGAAAAATTATAAATTTGTAACTTCAGATATATTAATAGATTATAAATATCAATTAAGAGTTGGGGATTCAGTATATATTATTTATTTCCAGTGTTTGTAAAATATTTCTCACTATATTATAAATGTCTAGTTGCAATAAAGAATTAGGATCAGATGACCAGTTAGATGGATCATTTAGCAGATTTGGAAAAAGATCAGTAAGAGCATTTGTTCTAGTTACTTCTATAATTTTTTTGGTAGCACTTAAAAAAAAATACCTGGTAAAAGAAGCATCATTATTTTATGTTACTTTATTTATTATATTAGCTACAGTAGTTCTTGGGATTTTAGGATTAACTGATAGCTATGTATTTGATCAAGTATCTCTTGGTATGGGAATAGCAATTGGAATGCATATTATGGATTTTTAAATTAATTTAATTGCGTATAAAGGATACTTTTAAGTTCTGTTTTAATTTTAGAATAAATTATGGATCCTAAAATTAAAGCTATATTACAAAAAAAATTTGGAAAAACTCAAACAGGTGGAAAAGGTTCTTTTAGAAGAAAAAGAAAAAATACTAAATCAAAAATAATTAGTGCTAGAATTTCACCCGAAGAAAAGCACTTTATTAATCTTTTTCAAAATGCTAATATTGCCATAAATTCTCTTCAAGGTGATAAATTACATTTATGGAACTCCTATTTTAAAGACTGGTTATTTGATACTGTTATGGAATTCCGTAAGAAAGATTTTAATAAAAAATCCGAAGTAAATGCTCTCTATTTTCAAGAATATTATGATGAAATTTTTAATCTAGAATTTTTAGAAGAAAAAAATAAAAGAATGTTATTCAAAAATTCCTATAAGTATTGTAAAAAAGTATTTTCTCCCCAAGGTTACGACTATATGCTAACTAGCTTAGAACAAATTCCTAAAACTATTTTAAAGCAAGATTATATTCATACTGGGGAGAAAAAAGAAGTAGAAAATGTAAATGAATTGTTAGAATTATTGGAACTTAAGTCGGAGGAAATACCAACTAAAAGTGATCTTAAAAAGGCTTTTCTAAAAAAAAGCACTAAAATACACCCAGATAAGCATCCTAATGAAATTGAAAAATATTCAAAATTATTTCAAGAAATTAATGAAGCATATAAAAATCTTTTAAGTTACTATCATGGGGAAAATAATGACCATTTATATACATTATAGTAATTATTATTCAAATATTAATTACTTTAAATTTTATTGCTAAAAATTTTTTAGGAATTTTTAAAATATCAGGATAAAAACCTCTATAAATTTTTAATATATCTTCCTTTGATTTATTTGGATTTATGTTATCTAAATTTTCTCCAGATAAATATTCTAAAATATTCTTATACTCTATAATATTTATTATTTTGGCTAAACATTTTAATTTTTTATTATGAAATTCTATTGTATCGCCTTGGATCATATTAATAAAAATCCCTTTTTTTATTCTACCTTCAATTGTTTTATGACCATTAATAATTCTATCCAAAGCATTATAATTGATAGATATTCTATAAAATTTATTCATATTTGATGATGCTTTTAAATATTTATATTAAATCAAAATTTTCTAATAAACGTTATTTAAAGCTATAGTATTAAAGCTTTTGCATTTAAAATGCCCCTTCTTTTAACTTATAGATTAATGGTGTATTTTAAGTATATGGAATCTCAAAATTATAATTTAACAAATAATGTAGATGACTACAAACTATGGCGGAAAAGAGGTGCTTGTATAGCTGTATCTATTGGGGGGGGTATTGGTATGGTATATTTTATTATTTGGGTTATTAGGACATTTTAAATGCGAAACGGATTAAAGATAATCAAAAAATTTTATTAACAATATTTTGATTGACTTACATAGATATATTCTGTTGACTAAAGACAATAAATAATTCTATTATTTATGATATGTTTTCATCTATTTTAATAGACTTATTAAACATTAACTCTTTAAAGTCTCCATATTTGGAATGTCTAAACATCATTTCAAGAGACGCCCATTAAGGCAGATGTTATTGTCTCAATATAAATTATATATTTTTTTAAAGAAATTTAACCGCGTATAATTATATTATATATATATAATAATGTCTGAATTAAATCATGAAAAAGAATTACTAAATTTTATTAATAGTAAAATTAAAAAATTACCTTTAGATTATAGTAAAGTCTTCTACCTATATTCTAAAATTATTAAATTGTCTTTAGTCAAAACGTATACTTCATTCAAAAGTATCCAATATTCATTAGATTGTTTAAATATGGTAAGTAATATATTTTTTATACTATTATCTTATACTAATAATTCAAAATTGACTATGTTTTTATCTGAAAGGGCTGTAATTTTATTTATAGAATATATAAATTTATCAAATGATTTAAATTATTATGAAGATATTAATATATTAGATGTTAAATTATTTATCTATAAAAAGACTATAGGTCCAATTAAACTTAATAATAAAAGTTTTGACCAAAACATTAAAAATTATAACAGATTTGTATTAATATATAGGGATATTATCATTAATATTTTTAAACAATTGATTTTAGAAGAAAAAAATATAGAATATATAGATGTATTTATTAGCGATATATATAAAAGCTTAGGTAATATATCATATGAGTTTTATAAAAATGATAAAATAGATATATTAGAAGATTTATTGTATAATATAGACGTCAATAATTTACTAAAATCAATTAATATAACATCTATTAATTTGGAAATATATATGTATTTACATACAAATCAGTATCAAATACCTAAGGTTTTTGATAAATACAAAATTGATAATATACCAGATAAATTATGTAAAAATATTATTACTAAAATTAAATCTCAAAACTATTATAAAAATATAATTAAATCAATATAATTTATATACTATAAGAAATTCCAAAAAGTCCCTCATGTATCCAAATTCCAATTATTTTTATGGAAACATTAGTAGTATTATCGAATATTAAGTTATTTGGAGACAACGATGATGTAATATTTATGTAATATTTATTTTCATTAAATTCTAGATTTGAAAAGAAAAGTTTTTCAATATGTATATTTTTTTGAAAAACATTATCATTATTTTTTAATATAAATTCTATTGCCTTTTTTTCAATCCTATTAAAAAAATTATACAACATTTCGGTGATTTCAACTTTAACCGATAGACTATCAATTTTTTGTTCAACATTGATTATGCTAATGTTTTCTAAATGCACATATAAATTAGAACTTAAATTGGAATAAAAAAATAAATAATATTGTTGATTTATATTTTTTTTTATATTGGAAAATAATATTTTACTAAAATCTATAGTATCAACATTCATTTAATATTTATTTATATTTAAAATATATATTTAAAAATAAATAATTACTATATTTTAATATATTAATGGATTATGAACAAATAGGTGATTATTTTTTTTATTTAAATCCAATAGGTAATGGATCCTTTTCAACTATATATAAGGGTTATAGGATAACTGATAAATTACCTATTGCTGTAAAAAAAATAACTAAAATAATTGATAAAAAATATATAAATTCGGAAATAGATTTAATGAAAAAAATAAATTCAAAATATATTATAAAATTATTTGACGTGATTCACTATAAAAACCATTTATATTTATTTTTAGAATATTGTAATCAGGGAGACTTAAGTAAATACATTTATTCAAATAATTCATCGTATGACGAAGAATACATATATCAAATAATTAAAGGTTTACAATGTTTATTTAATTCTAAAATAATTCATAGAGATATTAAACCCCATAATATACTTATCAAGGATAATGTAATTAAAATAAGTGATTTTGGTTTTGCTAAAACATTTAATGACAATGACTTAATTAGTACTTTTTGTGGAAGTCCTTTATATATGGCTCCAGAAATATTAAAGTTAAAAGAGTATACTAATAAAGCAGATATATGGTCTCTAGGTGTTATAGTATTTGAAATAATATTTAAAAAACATCCTTATCCATCAAAAAATAAAGCAGAATTAATTAAACATTTGAAAAATAATACTAAAATTAATATACCACATATTGATGAAAAACTTAAGGATTTATTAGAAAAATTACTGGAAAAAAATGAATATACACGAATTACATGGGATGATGTATTTTCTCATCCGTGGTTTGTAAATTATAATTCATCTAAAAATACATTTGTAAATAAAATAAATGACCTTGATTTTAATATTCTTTTTGAAGATACATGTGATCATGGAGAAATAAATGATGATAAATTATATAAATCTACAGAAGATATTAAAAGAATCCGATTTATTAGTATGGATAATGATATTATATCACAATCTACTTATATCGATAAGAGTGAAAAACCTACTATAAATGTGTACGAAGATTCTAAAGTTTATTCTAAATCAGCTCCTCATAAAAATTATTTTTTAGAAAATTATATTAATCAAAAATCAGATATTACAGAATCATCAAGTGATTATAATATATTAGGTAAATCGCCCATAAATAATGATTATAATATTTATAATTATTTACATAAGTCTGTTAATACACTTAAAAATTTTTTTAATTATAAATGATTATAAATGATTATTCTCATACTAATTTTGTATTATTATAATAATGCAGAATTTGAATAAAAACTATTACTTTAATAAAATTGAATATTTTAAAAATTTAAAAAAAAATTTTAAAAATTCATTGGATATACTAAATAAAATAAAAAATAATTTTCAACAATCATATATATTATATAATGGTGTTCATAAATCAACATATTTAAGTTTTTTATCAGCTACTAAAAATATTAAATCAAAATATTTAGAAAAGATTTTATTACTCATATCACCCATAACTTTCGCAAAACCAATTGAAATTATAAAAAAAAATTTAGATAATAACTATCATATTATATTTAATAAAGCTTCCATAAAATATAGTATAACTTATCATTGTTTAGCAAAGCAATTTAATTGCCAAACCAATATTAATATATTTAAATTAGATGATTTTTCAAATATTATAGAAGATATGACTTTTAGATTATCAATTGTGATAGATTTAACAAATTCTGAACCAATTTTATTTAGTTTATCAAAATAATAAGCTGTATATGTATATTTAATGATATTCTATTAAGTCGATATTCTATTAAGTCGATATTAAAAAACTATTTTTTATTAAAAATTTTATTAAAACTAAATCATCGAAAATTATTAACCCTAATACAGCTAAATATATCATTCTAAATATTACATTAATATCACATCTGGTGAAAAGGAAATATATTTGAAATAACCAATTTATAATACAACAACATTGATATATTATACCACTTATAGTAGCTAGCAATTTAATAATTTTATCGTTTTCGATAGTTAATCTAAGAGCTAAATATAAATTAACACTGAATGCGAGAGTTGAAAATATAGCATAAATTACAATTCCAAGAGATAAAGTATTTACGTCAAAATTAAATATAAATAAAGACAATAAAAACAATATTTGAACAAGTATATGATGAACTATAGTATTTGTCTGCATCTTTTCAACTTTAAACATAGATACCATATCTGTTGAAGCATATATCGCCCCTAAGTATTTAATATTTTCTAAATCCCAAGATCCATTAGTAAAATTATATAAAATTGTTATAGCATTATAACTACAATATCCTAAAACCGTGCCTTTAATAATATTTGAAATAAAATATTGTTGTTTATGCTTAGGTGTTATTTCTTGATATGGGGAATATAATGAATTCAACAATAAATGAACTGTAGGATATGATATATACAATATACCACACCACATTAAATAATTAAGAAAGAAATTAATATTTTCATATAAATACATTAAATATTAAAAGAATTGAATCTTTAAATATTTAATTAATTAAACTTTATTTTATCCTTATTTATAATCATATAATTGATTGCTTCATAAATATTAGATATTAAATAAACTTTGAATTCATCATCTTCTGGAGGATTTTGGCGATTTCTAATTTTAATTAAATCTTCCTCATTTTCCTTAGGACATAATACATATTTAATACCCGCACTTTTAGCACCGTCTATTTTAGATTCCAAACCTCCTATCGCGAGGACATTACCATTTAAATCTATCTCACCTGTCACAGCATATAAATGATTTATGCATTGGTTTGTCAACAGTGATAACAAAACTAAAGTTATAGCAGTTCCTGCCGATGGTCCATCTTTAGGGGTAGCTCCCGCTGGACAATGTATATGTAATCCTAAATTTTTATTTTCTTTCAATGTATCTTTAATACTAGTTGGTATCAAATTCCATGCCAAGGTTTTTGCGACTTTCATACTTTCTTTCATTACATCTCCTTGTTGTCCTGTTAACTCTAAATCTAAAAATCCAGAGCTATATTTTCGATGGGCCTCTACTATAGTAATTCCTCCTAAACCTGCTGCTGTAGCATACAATCCATTTACTAAACCAATTTTTGATTCATCATTTCTCTTTTTTATTTTATGCTTTGGATAATTTTTAAATAAATTGTCAACAAACGGTATATCTACTACAAAAGGTAAGCTTATATTTCCATGTAGATAATTAAGATTAATTTCACGCACAATTTCATATATTTTTTCTTTTAATTTTCTAACACCTGCTTCATATGTATATGTATCTATTAAATACAATAGTAGTTCATCTGGGATAATAATATCTTGAGATTCGAACCCTATATTAGTAAATATTTCTTTTAGTAAATGTTCTTTAGTGATAACTATTTTTTCACCTTGTGTCAGTGGTTTTATTCTTATCCTTTGAATTCTATCTAACAATATTCTATCTATTAAATTAACATCATTATATGAAAAAATTATTAAGCATTTAGATATGTCGAATTTTACACCTGAAAAATATTTATCACTAAATTCAGTATTTTGAGAAGGGTCAGTCATATGTGTTAAAATTCCTACTAATTCCTTACCATGTTCTGTTCTACTAATTTTATCTAACTCATCTATGTAAATAATAGGATTCATACACTTTGATTCCATAAGAGCATCTACTATTTTTCCCCATGTGGAACCAACATATGTATAATTATGACCTTCTAGAGTAGATCCATTGGAAGAACCACCAAGTGCTATGAAAATAAATGGTCTTTTATTACCTTTGTCATCAATTAAGCATTCCGCTATACCTTTTTTAGCCAAAGTAGTTTTACCAGTTCCCGGTGGTCCTTCAAAACCAAAAACGTATCCTAAATTTTTACCATTTATCCATTGTGCTATAATACGTTTTATTTGATTTTTAGCATCATTCATACCATAAATTGATTTATCTAATTGAGTATCAATATATTGTAAATATTTTTTTTGTTCAATAGCATATTCATTCCATTTAATTATAATATTGCCAATATATTGATTAATATGTTCAATATCTTTGTTATGAATACTTGGATTATTTAATTGTATTGTTACATTTGGAAATAAAGTATTAAATTCATCCTTATTAATATTTAAATCAATTATGGTATTAATTAATTCTTTTTTGGTTCCATTGTTGACTCCTAAATGTCCAAATTTAGTAATTAAATCAGCTTTTTTAGATTTATTTAATTTTTTATTAAAGTCAAATGAACTATTAAATTCATTAAGTTTATATTTCGGCTTATTGTCCAAAAATGTCTTAAAATTACTCAAGACAGTGTATATCTTATTAATTTTGTAAGGATTTAATATTTCACTATCTTCGATATATACTACATTTAACACTTTATTTATATTCTCAATAGATGATTTATCTAATTTAAAATTATCTAAAATATTTGATAATTCTTCATATATTTCACAAGAATCTCTATATACGTTTTTCTTTAGAATGTTTAATTTTGACATAATCACTTCTTCGCTATAAATACCAAAGGGAACCCTTAATAAACCATTTAAATATTGTTGAGCTTTGGCATTAGTATCTCCGCCTTTTGAACTATTAATCTCTTTTAATTTATCATGTGCTTTAATTTTTACATAATCTGGTGCTTTTAATAAATGAATTCTTTTTTCATATGGAATTATGTCTTCATTAAAAGTAAATGATTTATTAATTTTCTCCATTTCCTTTTCTGATTTTTTTAATAGTTGTTGAATATTCCAATGTAATGAATTATACAGTAGATTATAAATGTTAATGTCTGAATTAGTAATATCAGATTTTAATAAATCATATAACAATACTGCTAAATATTGGGAGTCTACATCTTCGCTATTTAATAATAAAGTTGTTATAATATATCTTTGTTTTTCTAAATCATTAATTAAAAATTCTTTTACCAGTGATGATAAGGTTTTGTTTTTATATTTTACATAATCATTATAACTTTTTTCACACGCATTATATAAATCTTTCATTTTACAAATAATAATATCTCTTAACGATATTTGGTTTAAAAATTTATTTTTAAAATCTTCTGGTATATTAATTTTTTTAAATTTTTCTTTTAAATCTTTAATTTTAGTAGATAAAATTGTATTATCTTTATAAAATGAAAAATCATCTCTAATAAAATGACCATACAAAACTAATAGCTTATTTTTATAAGGTATATAGATTTTACCACCGTATAACTTTTGAATCAATGATTTTGAAAAAATTGTAATTTTATTACAAGATGGTTTATCTAACTGAAATGAAGTAAGAGTAATTTTATTATTAGTATGATTTTTATTATTATTATTATTATAATTATATAATTTAAATGATATATTTTCATCATCTATACTTTCATATACATCACATCCAGTTGGATTAAATATTGAATTATAAAATTTTAATAAAGTGGTTGTTTCTAAATTAGAACTATAATCCTGTAAAGTAATATTTAAGGTAAAATTAATAATATCTAATATAGAGGAACAACCTATTTTTTGTATTAAATATATTAATTTTAATTTCAATTCGGCAATTTTAAACATAAATTTGTAGTTAGAAAAATCTTTCAAATTAATGAATGTTATTTTATCAGGAAACTGTGATATTTTTTTATAATGATCTTGGAGTATGGACATATATTTTTTATATTCATTATTTGATAAAATATTATTTTCAAAGGAGGTTACGATTCTTTTATTAATTTGACTTATAATATATCTAATAAGATCTATTTCCTTTTGTAGATTATTTTTAAACTTTAATTTAAATCTTATAAATCTTTGAATTTTAATTATAGCCAACGTTTTTGTATCGATCATACTTATATATATAGAGATTATTTATTATTAATTTATCAATATTTAAATTTAATAAATTTGATTTATCAATATATCAATATATCATTATATATATATAAATAAATGGGTAAAAATGTCAAGGGAGGATCAAAGCATAAAAAATATGCTAGAAATAGAAGCGGGGTTAATAGAAATAAGCTATCGGATTTAAAAAAAACTGAAAATCAGGAGTATGCTTTTGTAAAAGATGTTTTAGGTAATTGTAGATTTAGATTAATATGTTGGGATAAAAAAGAGAGATTAGGTATTCTTAGGGGTAAAATGGTTAAAAGACAGTGGGTAAGAAGAGGAGAATTAGTTTTGGCATCATTAAGAGAATTTCAAGACGATAAATGTGAAATTATACAAAAATATTCTTCAGATCAAGCCAATATATTAGTTAAACATAATTTAATTTCAGAAGCATTTACTAAAGATGGGAATACATTTGATACTGATGAACACGTTGATAACTCTTATGATAATGATTTAGGAAATGAAGATTCAAACGATAATAAAACAACTAATCAGGAGCAATCAGTAAACGAAATAACTATAGATGATATTAATTTTGATGATATTTAATTTAATATATAAATTCAATAAATTTGATTTTTTTTATATAAAGATAAATACTGTTAACATAATATAATGGGAATTCCTAAATACTTCAGATGGATAACTAATAAATATTCTAATCTTATTTTTGAAAAAAATAATAAATCTTCTTTAGATTTTGATGAAGACGTATTATTAGAGTTAGAAAATATCGATAATTTATTTTTAGATGCCAATTGTTTAATACACCCATGTTGTAGACAAATTCTCCAAGATCATCCTAATCTAATTGATAAACATTTTGATGATTATACTAACAATATTAATAATATTAAAAATAGAAAAGATGTATATAGTCTCCTAGAAAAAAAGATGTTTGATTCAGTAATTGTTTTTATAGATAATTTATATAAATTCGTTAATCCTAAAAAAATGATGTATGTAGCAATAGATGGCGTAGCTCCTCGTGCTAAAATGGAACAACAAAGAACAAGAAGATATAGATCATTTAAAGAAAGAGAAATTATTGAAAAAATTCATGATAAATTTAAATCGAAATTACCAAAATATTGGGATACAAATGCAATTACTCCAGGAACTACGTTTATGATTAAACTAACTAATTATTTAAAACATACTATACCATCTAAATTTCCTGAAAATATTCACTTGATACTTTCAGGACCAAATACTCCCGGAGAAGGAGAACATAAAATTATGGATTATCTAAGAGAAAATAAAAATGAAGATATTAATTGTATATATGGGTTGGATGCTGACTTAATAATGTTATCACTTTGTCAAAATCATAAAATATATTTATTAAGAGAAGCTGTTTATTTTGGGAAAGTAAAATATGATACACTACTATATTTCTCAATAAATAATTTTAAAAAGGATCTTTATCAGGATATAGTGCATGAAATTGGCGAATGTGACTTCGAAATAACAACACAAGTTGTTATAGACTACGTATTCTTATGCTTTTTGTTGGGAAATGACTTTTTACCACATTTAGTAAATTTGGATATTAATGAAAATAGTATTAATTCCCTTTTAACAATATATGTTAAATTATTATCAGTGCGAAAAAAATATTTATTAGAAGAAACCACCATAGATTATAACTTTTTACAACAAATCTTAAATCATATATTTAATAACGAAGAAAAAGTTCTTAAAAATTTTCAAAAAAGGATTGATCGTAAAAAAATATATCATAAGCATTATGATAACAAACTTGATAAAGAATTAGACCAGTTAAGATATTATCCTATAATAAATAAAAATAAATATTTGAAATTGGGATACGATGATTGGAGAGAAAAATATTATAAATATTACTTTAATATTAATAATATTCAGAAATCAAAGAATAATGTTGATGATATTTGTAGTAAATATATAGAAGGACTACAGTGGAATATAAAATATTATCTAGAAGGTTGTTCATGCTGGTCTTGGTATTATCCATACAGAGCAGCTCCTAGTTTAAGAGAGTTATGTCAATATTTAAATAATAGAATATATAAAACTGATTTTCAAAATGATCCACCATATTTACCTCTTCATCAATTATCAATAGTCTTACCTATTAAAAGTCATCAATTATTACCTATGGATATCAAAAACTATATAGCTGATAATAAAAATAATTTGTTAATGTATTATCCATCAGATTTCAAATTAGATACTCTTAATAAATTTTGGCTACATGAATGTGAACCTATTATTCCAAACACTAATGATAATATGGTAATAGAAGCTATTAACTCCATTACCCTTAATGATTTTGAAAATGAAAAAAATACTTTGGTTGATAATTATGTGTTCAATAAACCAATCGTTAAAAGAAATGTCTCATTAACAATAACTTAATTGTATTTTTCGGTATAATATTGTCTTAGTAAATTTACAGCAGTTTTAAGACTTATTGGTTTAGACCCTCCTTTTTGGAATTGACCTAAATTATTTCTATTTTGTTCTTTAGTTGGCTTTTTATAACTAGTTTTTTTATATTTTCTTCCACAATTTGATCCATCATCTAATCCAGGATAATCCCATTTTAAAGGTGATCTTTTATATCTTCTATCTTTAGTAGTTCTTTTTGGTGAATTTTTATGACACATATCTCTTTTTTTAGCAAGTGTTCTTTTTTTAGCCGAAGAATAATTTCTATTCTTATAAAATTTATCAAAACTGTTTTTAGCTGATTTCTTACCTAAAGATTTTCTATTATTCTTAGGACTTCTTGCTGCTCTTCTAGCAGCTTCTTTATCAACCATTTTAATAATTCTAAATTTTTTTTTACCATCAACCATAACAAAACCAGCTAAAAAACCATTACTTAGCACTCTCTTGCCTTCAACAATATCATTTTCAGTGTATTTACCCATATAATATATTATATATTAAGATAATAATGTGATTTATTTAACATTTAAATATCTCATTTTAATGTAAAATGAAAATATTTAGTAACATTTATAAGTATAATTTATGGGGATTTGGATCAGGAACAGGATCATTAAAGTTTAATAATCAAAAATATATAGATTTTATGAATGATTTTCTTAAGAATCACACGGATGTATCAAGTATTATAGATTTAGGTTGTGGTGATTGGCAACTACATAAGCATATAAATCTAAATAATCAGCAATATTTAGGAATAGATATTGTAGAAAAAGTTATTGAAGTTAATAAAAAAAAATACGGAAAACCAAAAATAAACTTTTTGTGTAAAAATTTTTTAGAAGATAAAATACCTAATGCTGATCTTATAATAGTTAAGGATGTCCTCCAGCATTTATCAGATGATAATATTAAAGCATTTCTAAATAATATCAAAAATGTCAAATATAAGTATTTATTAATAACGAATGATGTTAGTAGATTCAATTTAAACTACTTTGATATACCAAATGGAATGTATAAGCCATTGGATATAACCAAAGGTCCTTATAATTATACATCAAACATTTTATTAAAATATTATGAAAAAATTTATCTAATTATATTTGCCTCTTTATTGATTGGTATATTAATATTGGTAAAAACTAAAGGATATAAACTATATATTTTATCATTAATTTTATTAATTATATACGGTTATGGAATTTTACCACAAAAAATAGTTCATTTAATTAAAAGTAAGAAATAAATGCAATAAAAAAGTCTAACATTATTTTAATGAATAATTTGTATTGGATAGTAGTTATATTCCATTCAATTTTTAATAGTTTTCTTTGGTTCGGGTGGTTATCAACTAATAAATTAATTTTAGAAATTCATTTATCTTCATTATTAATAAGTATTTATTTATTTTATTTATGCAAGGGATGTATAATAACTAAATTAGAGAGACTCTTATCTAAAAGTAAATGGACGATTATCGATCCTATTTTAAATAAATTAGGTTTTCCAATTTCTAGAAGCAATAGAACTAAAATCACTTTATTTTTATTTAGTATGTCTGTAACAATGACTATGTATAAATTATATGTGTAATTACATTTTTAAATAAACATTTTATTACTATCTAAATTTAGCGTTTAAATTTCACGAAATATAAGATATTTGTAATCCTATACGTAATATAATTTTATTACCTAAACATGATAGTTTTTTTTTTATATGTAAACTTTCCTTCTCAGTTTATTCCTTTTTTTTTCGAAATATATAGTAATGAAGAAGGATCAATTATTTAAAAAACATCCATCAGATGAATTATTTCTAAAAATTTTAAAAGCATTTGGCTTAACTGATTTAAATGATAATAGATCATTTACCAGAAAAGATTTAAAAGTATTAAGAACTGTTGAAAAATTAGATTTAATATTAGATCAATTAAAACAATGTTATTTACCGTGTAAATCTAGAACATATTTAAGCGGCCTTACAGAAAAAAACTCAGTTACCGTTTTAAGACAAATACTAAAAACACGTAATTATACAGTATTATCTAGAGAAAAATATATGAGGGGCGAAAAATTTATTATATATTCATTAACTCCCCTTGAGACAAAAGAATACAATCCTATTCTTAGTGAGAAGAAAAAACAAAATATCCAAGTTTCCGATAAACCAATATTAATCACATTTGATTAATTTAAAATATTAAAATGATTATTTACTATTTTAATATCTTTTATTATTTAGAATATCAATTTAAATGATATATTTGATTTTGTAGATCTTTTCCTTTCCAATTTATAAAATCTAAATTAGATAATTTAGCAATCTGATAAATCCATTTATTTATAGTCATTTCATAATCTATTATTTTTAAATCTATACAATTTAAGGATTTTAAACAGATTATATTCTGTACATTAGACTGAAATAATCCTGTAAATTTTTCAAATAATATACTTTCTAAGCATATAAATATATTATTGTTATTTAATAATGATGCTTGATATGTTCCATGAACAAATTCATAATAATCAATAATAGTAGGTTTATTACAAAAAATTGTTTCCATCAACCTATTCCCTAAATTTTCTATAAAATTATTAAAAGGGTAATCTGATAATATATATATATTTAGTTCACTACTTTTATTTATTAGTAAATTTAAAATATGATTATTTAGTGGAGCATTAGTGTGATTTATTTCATATTTACGTAATTTATCAATTGGTATAAAACTATCATATATAAATTTGTAAGCACATACTGGACCAGTTATTCTTACTAAAGTATTATCTATCATATCATCTTGAAAGTATAGAATTTTAGAATTATTAGATTTTAATTTAGTGAGTATATATTGTTTTTTTTGATCAATACTATCCTTTATTTTTAAACCAGTTATTAATAGTATATTACTATAATTCCATTTTTTAATAGCAATATGTGAGTTATACGATAATCCCTGTGAAATCACTATCAATACTTCATTTCCTTTTTTCTCTGAACTAAAATAAATTATAGGTTGGAATATAATGTCTATAGAATAGTGCTTTTTTAATAGATATATTAAATACATACAATGAGATTTAGATGTACCTATACCTGTAATTATATATTTTTTAGTTTTATCCAATTCAATATGATCTGTTATATTATTTTTAATTATGTTGTTTTCTAAATTAATTATTCTTGAAATAATACTTTTTTTTCCTTCTATATCTTTATTATCAATATTTATATAATTGGAAACCAAAATATTATTAGAATTTAATTTAGATTTTAGACTATTTACTGAATAACTTGAATATAATATTTTAACAGGTTTATTATTAGTAAAATGTTTCATTAGCATAATTGCGGCATCATAATCTCTCATATCTTTAGTTATCCCAATTTTTTTTGAATTTAATTTTTCTAAATTGAGTAAGTAATATCCTAAACCAGAACCTCTACCGTCTCTATAAAATAAAATTAAATATCCAAATCCATTTTTAACAATTTCTAATATAGATCTCTTATATCTATCTTGATAAAGTGTTTCTTTTAATGGAAATCTATCAAATAATGATTCAGAATGAAATCGTATAATGGGATCATTACTACAATCATTATAAGGATTTTTATATTCTAATACAATATAATCTAAATTGGTTGATATATCATAAAAAAGATTTACTCTAAACCAATAAGATGGTTTAATATTTATATTATTTATAATTTTATTGGGTAAACAATATAAGTTATTTTTATTTAATATTTCAATATTTACTTTTTTAGCTTCTAAATCATTTAACAAAACATGATTATCAAAAATTTTTATAGGAATATAGTAACTAGCACAATATATAAATCTTTTTAAATTTTCAAGATGATATGGTTCAAATGGTTCAATTGGTTTAACTGGTAAACTGTATTCGGGAGTTATACTATTTGTTTTTTTTAAGATATGTCCATATTTATTTTTAGAAACTAAATAAGATTTATTATATGAGTTTGGAATAAATTCGATGTTCTCAGTTCTTAATAATTTAATATTATGTTTTTTAAAAGCACTAATTTTATCAGGATTATTACTCAATAAAATAAAAGAAGCTTTATCATATATATTTAACATTTGAAGTATTTCTTTAATATTACCATATCTTCTATAATCTGGTTTCATTCCTAAAGAATGATAGGCATCAAATGTGGTTATTGGTTCATTATGATTTTCATCATGATGACAATGAGTATGATGATATTCCGAGTGTTGAACCATTTGACAAGCCCTGGCTTTACCTATATAACCACATCCTCTTCCCTCTTGGATTAAATAAAATAATATTCCCTGTTTTTTCTCACTAATTATCTTAAGAGCACCATTTAATTGTTCTACACAATCACAATCCTGACTGTTTAACATTTCAGATGTTACACAACTTGAATGTATTCTAGTATACAATGTTATTTTTTCAGAAGACATGTCCGTTTCGTGATAAATTAATGTTAAAATATATCTTTTAGTAATAATATTTTGATATACTTTGACTATATATTCGCCATAAATTGTATCTAATTTAGTTTCTCCCAAAAAAAGTGTAGTTCCCCAAATTTTACTCATTGGATAATATTTTAAAATTTTATTTTTAATAAACCATAATTAAAATTTAGTATTTATTTTAAATTTTAATTATACTATCTTAACATTAAATGATTAACTTTTTGGTATTGTTCAGCAATTTTTTTATCTTGTAATTTTACTCTATTAATTCTTTCCCACTCTTTTTTCTCTTCCTCTTGTTTTAAATATTCTAATCTCCTTATTTCATTATCTGTTAATGTTAATTTTCCCGTTCTTGCCTTTTTAAGTTCTTTGACAGATTTATAGGTTTTATAATTAATTTTTTTGGGATCAATCATTAAATTATCTATATGAGCTTCTTTATAATCCGCGCATTTTAAATTATTATTTTCTGAAGTATATGAATCTTTTTTAGCTTCTCCAAGAACAGAGTATTTTAATCCATTTTTTTCTAAAGGTTTAGGAGGTGTATATTTTATAACTTGTGAGCTCTGTATTTTTTCCTTTTCTTTATTAAAATGAAGATTAAAATTTTTTTTAGAATATTTGTTTAATGTTTTAGTAACCTCTATATCATCGCGATTGGAATTAGTTTTTTCCATTATATCCCCATAGCCATAATTATTATAATCTTCTAATTTGTTATCTTGATATACTTGGTTAAATTTTTCTAAATTAAAATTTTCATTTTCAAAATTTTTATTCGTAACACTTTTCTCGTTATCGATATCACTTTGAAAATTATTTTTTAATTCATTAAAGTCCTTATCATTTTTATTTCTCTCTATTAATTCATTAATATTTTTATAAGCATCTATTAATAATTTAAATTTATTAATATTACCACCTTTATCAGGATGATGTATTAATGCTAGTTTTTTATATTTATCTCTCAAATTTTCTAGTGAAATTTTTTTATTTTGTTTTAAAATATTAAATGGATCGCATTTTTTTAACATAATCTCATTAATATTAAAATTTTTCTTACGATTTTCTATTTTAGGATTATAATTAACTTTTGTATTATAAGGTTGTTTATTAGATCTTATATATTGTGGTTTATTTGATGGAAAATTAGATCTATTAGTTGTCTGTTTATGTTTTGGAATAGGTGGTTTGTTAAATGCTAAATTCGAATTATTATACACATTCGGTGAAAAATTACCAGAAATATCTGTATTGGATGTATTCATTCCTATAGGTGTTATATTAAAATTTCTCGAATGTCTTCTATTATTAAACATTTGATAATTATTAACTTTATTATCTACATTTTTTTTATTTTGATTGTAGTTTTCATATTGATTTTGTAATATATATCTATCCCTTTCATTTTGTTGATTGCTATTACGAGATTGATTAGAAATATGTCTTCTATCATTTTGCTGCTTTTTAGCGACTTGTTGCTTTTTAGCAATTTGCTGTCTTCTATCATTTTGCTGCTTTTTAGCAATTTGTTGTTGTCGCATATAATTCTGATATTTTTTATACTGTTCTTTAGACATTTTTAGGTTCACTGAATCTTCATTATTAGAATTAGTATTTCCCATTATATTATATAATATAAATAATTAAGTTTAAATTTAAACTTATTTCCTTTTACTTAAAAGTTTTTATACTAGTATATAAAAAAATTATTAAATTAACAACGGCTGATGCTATTTTAATGTATATATTACTAGATATTACTCTTTTATCTTGGATAAAAAATACAAAAGCTAAATGTAAAATAATAAATAGCATATAAAATAGCTTGACTAATTTAGCATTTCTTCTATAATATTCAGCATATTCTGTTATATTTTTTTTCGTAGTTACCACTATACCTGAAAAAAACCCTATTATACCAGGCATAATATTGTCTATTAAATCAAATATTATATCCACCGATTCATCAATACTCATTATATATATAATGAGAAATTTATCAGGTTAAAGATTATTAAGATTTAAAGTTTATATTGTATTATTAATAAATGAAAATCGAAACAGATATTAAACTTGATTTTAGCGATGTATTAATAAGACCTAAAAGAACAACTTTAACTTCTAGATCTCAAGTAAATTTGGTAAGGGAGTTTAAATTTCCTCATTCTAATAATGTTTGGAAAGGTATTCCTATAATTGCGGCAAATATGGATACCACTGGAACTCTACGTGTAATGGAAAAATTATCAAGTCATAAATTATTAACTTGTCTTCATAAATTTTATTCACTAGATGATTACGAAAAATTATCTGTAGATGACCAATATTGGAGTATAATTTCAACTGGGATCGGACAAGTGGATTTTGTTAAAATTAAAACAATTCTAAAAATGAGAACATTACGTAATCCCGATAGTATTAATTTTGTATGTGTTGATGTAGCTAATGGTTATATGCAGAGCGTTGTTGAATTTTGTCAACAATTGCGTAATTTATATCCTAAAATTATTCTAATAGCAGGTAATGTAGCCACTAGAGAAATGACAGAAGAATTGATTATTAATGGTAAAGTTGATATAGTTAAAGTAGGAATAGGTCCTGGAAGCGCATGTTTAACTAGACTTAAAACAGGTGTAGGTGTTCCCCAACTTTCAGCTATCATCGAATGTGCTGATGCAGCACATGGTGCTGGTGGATTCATAATAGCCGATGGTGGAATTACCTGTCCTGGAGATATGGCAAAAGCATTTGGAGGAGGGGCAGATTTTGTAATGATGGGTGGTCAATTTTCTGGACATGATGAAAATCCCGGAAAATTAATAGAAGAAAATGGTAAAAAATATAAAATGTTTTACGGAATGAGTTCAGAATTAGCCATGAATAAACATTATGGTGAAATGGCTAAATATAGATCATCAGAAGGTAGGGTAATAAAGGTTTTGTATAAAGGGCCTATTGATAAAACTATATTAGATTTTTTAGGAGGATTAAGATCATGTTGTACATATATTAATGCTCGAAATATAAAACATATACCCAAATGTACAACTTTTGTGAGAGTGAATAATCAATTAAATTTAGTATATGCTAAATAAGATTAAATTTTAAATTTATAATCTTATTTAATATATGTTTACTTGTCAGAATCATGGATGGGTATATAATCAAGGTAGAAGGTGCCCTAATTGTTTTAGAGAAAGGATTAACTCTTACCAAAATTATTTAGATAATAGTATTATTGATAGTAGTATTTCGACACATTTACGAAGAAGTGAATTTGATATTCAAAATCCTTCATTTATAAATAGTCCAGAAAGAACATTCCGCCATGATCAACGTCGAAATTTAGATAGACACACACCTGGTGATACTCATTACACATTACCATTAATAAGAAATAGAACAATAAATAGAACAGGAGGTAATGTGTATAATTCCAGAAATTCACCAATTATAACAAACACTTTGGGATCTAATCGATTACGGACGAATACACTATCAAATAATTTACCACAAAGACGTTTTCGTAGACGAAGTATACTATCAAATTATAGATCACACTCCAATATAATAGCATCAAATTCCAATAATTTTATAAATACATTCAATCAATCTAATAATAATTTAAGAGATAAATTTTCTAATACTTCTGAATTTATAGTTAAAAATAAAATTAATAATTATAAGTGTTCTATTTGTTTGAACAATTATTTATCAAACGAAAAAATACGTATTTTACCTTGTATGCATTATTTTCACAGTTCTTGTGTTGATAAATGGTTTCATGAATCTTCTAAATGTCCATTATGTCAATATGATATACTAAAATAAAGTATTTTATATTATAAGTATTCACCATCATTTTTATATAGTTAATTATCCTAATTCTTCATGATAATTATGAACTTCTATAATTTTTTCTCTATTTATTTGTTCCAAAGTTTGAAAATGCTTTTTAATAAATAATTGTAAAATAAATGTCAAAAACAAAATAGTAAAGATATAATCTACAAAAAATAAAAGAGTAATCGCTATAATAGATATAAGAATCCAAACTTTATTTTGAAAATAATATTTTAAATATAATATTTTGTTTTTAATAAAATAAAAATTATATAGTGATAAACATAATAAAAACATAACATAAATTATTGATGATATAACCAAATATTCTCCATAGTAACTATTTTTCTTAGTTATAGATGTGATATTGAAAAATTTAATTAGTTCATGTGATGTATCTAATGACTCTAAAATAAAACATATGGAACTTATAAATACTATATTACAAATTAAAAATGGTAATAAATTATTTGATACATATCTAAAAAATTTTACTAGAGATGATTCATTATATTCTAAAGTATTACTTGTTAACCTATATTTATAATGACATTCAAAGCATTTATAATACGCATCCCTATTATTTGATAGGGTTCTCCATTGGTCTAAACAAGATTTATGAACGTATTTAGATGTCCCAGAACATTTACATGGAAATATTAGATTACAAATGATATCGTTTTCTAAACATATTCTGCATGTTTTTTCGTCATTTAATAATGATTCTGACATATATCTATTTATAATTTCTTGATATTTTTTTAAATATAAATAAATTTGACACAAAAATATATTATTTAAAGATTAAATTATTAATAGGATAAAATGTCAACAAATGTTTCTAATATGAATTCGAAAATTAAACTAAATATTTCAAAAAAAAAGGATACATCTCCTAAAAATAAACTAAATATTGTCAAAAAAAAGTCTAAGTCTAAGAAATCTGTATCAGAAATTTATGTTAAAATGAAACATATTGACCATATTTTTGAAAAACCTGATAGTTATGTAGGTTCCATTGAAATAGAGGAAACTGAACAATATGTATTAGATGATACCAATATGGAAGAAATTAAAATAGTAAAAAAACAATTTAATTATTGTCCTGGCTTTTACAAATGTTTTGATGAATTATTAGTAAATGCATTTGATCATACTAAGAGGCAATTATCTAAAATTAAAGGTGGAGATAATAGTGCTATTCCAGTTACAAATATTAAAGTGGAAATAGATAAAGATTCAGGCATTATATCCGTGTTTAATGATGGTGATGGTATTGACATTGAAATTATTCCAGAACATAATAAATACCCCCCAGAAATGATATTTGGTGAATTACTCACTTCTACTAATTATGATGACAGTGAAGAACGTGAATGGGGTGGTCGTAATGGTTATGGTGCAAAGTTGGCTAATATATTTTCTACAGAAACACAAATTGAAACAGTAGATAGTAAGCGAGGAAAGAAATTTAAGCAAATATTTAAAAATCATATGAGTGAAAAATCTAAACCAAAAATAACTTCCTTTTCTGGTAAACCATATACTAAATTAACATGGTCTCCTGATTATAAAAAGTTTAATATGGAAGGGTTAGACAGTGACCATCTTCAATTATTTAAAAAAAGAGTATACGATATAGCAGCGTGTACTGATAGTAATGTGGCTGTATATCTTAATAAAAATAAAATTAATAATAAAACATTTGAAAAATATGTAGATTTATTTATTGGAGATAAAAAAGACAAACCTAGAATTTATGAAGAAAGTAATGGTTGGAAAGTTATAGCTTCGTACAATGATGATGAAGTATTTGAACAAGTTTCATTCGTTAATGGTATTAATACAGTAAGAGGAGGTAAACATGTTGACCATATTGTTGATCAAATTAAAGATAAGTTATCGATTCTTATAAAAAAAAAGAAAAAAGTTAATGTTAAATCATCTTATGTTAAAAATCAATTAATGGTATTTGTTAATTCAACTATTATTAATCCAGTATTTGATGGTCAAACTAAAGAAACTTTAAAAACTAATAAATCGAAATTCGGAAATTCTATTACATTATCAGATAAGTTTATTCAAAAACTATTTAAAACTGATATTACCGAAAGGATTATTCAACAAACTACATATAAAGAAAGCCAATCTCTTCAAAAAACTGATGGGAAAAAGAAAACAAGAGTTAAGGTCCCTAAACTTTCAGATGCGAATAATGCTGGTAGAAAAAATAAATCCAGAGCATGTACATTAATTTTAACAGAAGGAGATTCAGCTAAAACCATGGCTGTTGCTGGGTTATCTGTTGTTGGAAGAGATAATTATGGAGTTTTTCCTCTCCGGGGTAAAGTATTGAATGTTAGAGATGCCAGTAATCAGTCGATATTAAATAATACCGAAATTAGTAATGTTAAACAAATCTTAGGATTACAGTCTAATAAAATTTACACGAAAGAAGAATGTGATAAAGAATGGCCTCTTCGTTATGGTAAAATTATGATTATGACAGACCAAGATCATGATGGGTCACATATTAAAGGACTGGTAATGAATTTATTTGATCACATGTGGCCATCCCTGTTAGATATAGGCTTTGTTTGTTCAATGGTCACTCCTATTATTAAAGTAAAAAAGAAGAAAGCAGAAAAATCATTTTATACTATCCAAGACTATGAAAAATGGAAACAAACTAATAATAATGGAAAGGGTTGGAATGTCAAATATTATAAGGGATTGGGAACTTCAACCACAAGTGAAGCGAAAGATTATTTCAAAGAACTGAGAGTTATCACCTACGAAAGACATGAATTATTGAAAAAAGATAATGTTGAAAAATTTTTACAAGAAGGTGGTGATCAAAAAACACTTCCTGAAAATAAATTAGATCTGGCATTTAATAAAAAGAGAGCAGATGATAGAAAACAATGGCTTTTTAAATACGACAGAGATTCAATTGCTGATTTTTCTCGTAAAAAAATGACTTTTAATGAATTTATAGATGATGAAATGATTCATTTCTCAAACGAGAGTAACGATAGAAGTATACCAAGCGTAAGAGATGGTTTTAAACCATCTATTAGGAAAATTATGTTTAGTGCTTTTAAGCGTAATTTAACCAAAGAGATTAAAGTAGCTCAATTAGCGGGATATGTTTCAGAAAATGCGGCTTATCATCATGGTGAAAAATCGTTAGAAGGTGCTATTGTTGGTTTAGCACATAATTTTATTGGCTCTAATAATCTTAATTTATTAGTTCCAAATGGACAGTTTGGTAGTAGACTACAGGGAGGTAAAGACGCAGCTCAATCTAGATATATCTTTACATTACTATCCCCATTGACTAGAAAAATATTTTTGGATAATGATGACGCATTATTAGATTACTTAGACGATGATGGAATACCCATAGAACCTGAAGCTTATTGTGGAATTATTCCTATGGTTTTAGTTAATGGAGCTGAGGGAATAGGGACTGGTTTTAGCACTACAATACCTTGTTACAATCCATTAGATTTAATTAAAGTTATTAAAAATAAATTGGCAGATAAAGATAGTGTTCCTATCAAACCTTGGTATAGGGGTTTTAATGGAACTATAAAGAAAATTGAAAGTAAAAGTTACCTAACAAAAGGAACATATAAAGTTATAAGTAAATCAGAAATTATAATTACTGAATTACCAATAGGTGTTTGGACAGAAAGATATATTGAACATTTGGAAAAATGTATGATAGAAAAGGGAAAGGAAAATACCAAACATTTTATTAAATCATATGAAGATAATAGTACGGAATCAACTGTTAGTATTAAAATTAAATTTAATTCATATAGTTTAACTAAATTTCAAAATAAAGCTAATAAAGAAAACATGACATATTTAGAAAGTATTTTAAAATTAACATCTAGATTATCAACTAATAATATGTGGCTATTTGATACTGATAATAAAATTAAAAAATATTCAAATGTAGAAGAAATTATAGATGAATGGTATATTTATAGATACAACTTATACGTTAAGAGAAAAGAATACTTACTAAAAAAATTAAGAAAAGAACTAAATATTATTAAATATAAAGTTAAATTCATAAATGAGTTTATTGCTGGATCTATAGAAATTAGAAATAAAAGCAAAGCAAATGTAATAAAAATGTTGGAAGATAACAATTATCCTAAATTATGTGATAAAATAGATGCTAACGAATCGGAAAATTCATTTGATTATATTCTTAAAATGGATTTATATAAATTAACAAAAGAAGAGATAGAAAAATTAACTAAAAAGAGAGATGATAAGCAAGTTGAATTAGATGATTTAGAAAAGAAGGAAATATCTGAAATATGGAAGGATGAATTAAATGATTTAGAAACATTATATCTTAAGGATTTAAAAATTTATCAAGCTAATCCTAAATCAAATAAAAAAAAAAAAATAAAAATTAAATCTAAAAGTAAGTCTAAAAAATCTAAAGCTAAAAAATAATATTATAAGACATAAATAATATATTTAAAGTTATTAAATATTTTTTTAAATTTGAATTTAAAAAGAAGGTCATATTTAAAATTATTATATGAATATTATTTCACAGAATTCAAATAATAATTTAACTAAAATAGAATCATTTGATTCTAACTTATTTCTATTAAATACTTTAAAAGATATATACTCTATCGTATATAGTAATAACGATATATCTCCTGAAGATAAATTATCTGAAATCAGACATGTATTCAATAATTTAAGAAATAATTCACAAATTCTTCAAGAAAAAAAAGGCACATTATTTAGTAATACTTTTAAAGATATATCATTATTAGGAGAGGGTGGATATGGTATAGTTTACCAAGGTATTCATTACCTTGATAATATTAAATACGCTATTAAAAGATTGCCTATTTATATTTCTATGAGAAATTCTGAAAAAATATCTACTACTGTTCTTGAAAAGTTAAGAGAAATTAGGTATTTATCTAAATTAAATCATCCAAATATTATTTCCTATAAAACATCATGGCTTGAAACCGATAATGAAATTTACAAAGGTGATTTTGATGATGAAATGGATGAAGATTTTGTAAACACGTCATTTAGTAATAAATTACTTATTGAAGATAACAATAATTCAAAAAAAGATATTCAAAGTAATAAATTTTTAAAGTTCCATTTATTCTATCAAATGGAATTAATGCATTGTTCACTACGAGATATTTTAAATAATAAACTATTAAGAACTAATAAAAACTATAAAATTATAATTAATGGAGTATTAAATGCCCTCGAATATATACATTCTCTAAAAATTCCATTAATTCATTTAGATATTAAACCAGAAAATATTTTAATTAAATTAGATAAAGATAATAATATAATAGATGTTAAATTGGCAGATTTTGGTTTAAGTTATCAATATTCTAATATTAAACCAATTAATATATTAGGAACTGGAATATATTCTTCGCCAGAAAGAGTATTAGGAATACTACATACTAATTCTGATATTTATAGTCTAGGAATTATAATGTGTGAAATGGTTTATTTTTGGAAAACAGGCATGGAAAAAATTAATGAATTAGAGAAAATTAAAAATGGTAATTTAGGAAAATTACGTAATTTCCCAATTATTATTGAAATGTTAGATATGGATCATTTATGTAGACCTAGCGCGACTAATTTATTAAAAATATGTGAAAATATATTCAAATAGTATTTTCTAATCATTATAATAATGAGTATTATAAAATTTAATTATTTAAAAGGTTTTGCCAGAGCATATCCAATTTTTATACCTTTTTTCTCTTTTTTTTATGGAATTATATTCCAAAATAAACTTTCAACTTATTTTTCATTATTACTTATTGTAGTGGACGTTATATTAACAACATCTTTAAAATCTCTATCAAGAAATGTTTATAAATATTTTAATATTAATAGTATTCCAATAATAGGTATAGGAAAAAGACCAAGTGGAGCTATGTATTGTGGATGTTTTGTTGACGAAAATGAGATTGGGAAATTAAGCACTAGTTTTGGATTACCATCAGGTCATTCAATGAGTGCGATGACAATATGTATTTTTTGGACAAGATATATTATCGACAATTATCCCAATTCTCCTAGAAGAAATTTATCACTCTTTTCTTTATTTTCAATAAGTTTATTTATATTATTCTCTAGAATTTGGTTAAATTGTCATACTATTCAACAAGTTATAATTGGTGGTTTAATAGGTAGTTTTGTAGGATATTATGGTTATGAATATAGAAATTATTTTAAATAATTTATAGATAGTTATATACTATTTATAAACTAATTAATAAATCTCCTAAATTAATCATTTTTCGACCTTGATTGTTAGCTTTATTTTTTGCTATTATTAAATCATTATTAACTTTTTTTTCAACTAAACTATGTAAATTATTTAATAAATTTTTAGAACATTTTATCTTTTTTTTACTGTTATGTTTTACAATTTTTAAAAACCGTTCTTTAGGAATAATATTAGAGTAGGGATGTTTACCTCCACACATTATACTATCAGAACACTGTCCTATATTATTATCACAAAATCCATCAAAATTTCCACCATTTTGTGTAATTTTATTATTATTTAAATCAATAAGAAGATTTAAATCTCTTGTTTTTATTATTTTACCTTTTCTATGTGAACTTATTTTTTTTAATTTTTTAATATACTCATTACTTGTATTTATATAATTTGAATTAATAGCGTCAAACATATCACTTTTTAAATATATTATACCTGCTTTTCTAGCAAGTTTACGTATAGATGATTTGGATAATTTAATTTCATTATTATTACCGAATAAATATTGAAAAAAATTCATTATATATTATTAATATATATTTTTATACATATTCTTATCATTATTTAAAAAAAACTAATATATTAATAATAGATGAATGAAGATTTAAATAATACCAATGGATTAGATCAAGTTTTTAAAAATAATTATGATCAATCCAATAAAGAATCTTTCAATAAATATATTAATACAAAAAGTAATTATAATAATAGTTATCATACCAATAATATCAATATGTTTGAAACTACTAATGATAATTCTAAATTAGATGATTGCGATTCGTCTGATAGTGATCTTGATAATATAGAACAGAGTTTTTTTTCAGATACAAAAAAGAGTAATGTTTATAGACAAGGGTTTTTTAAATCTAAAAAAAGTATTATCAATATTGATAGTAATAATAGAAAAAAAATAACTTCTTATACTAAAATAACATCATTTACTCTCCCTAATAATCCTTTTATATCAGAATATCAAACCAATATTATTAAAGTATTTGGTGTTAATCCATTTAATTTAGAAGATATTAAAAATACTCAAATAATATTTCAAAATTTATCATTAGATGACGAATATACCACATTTGGAATAAATAGAAATTATTTAGAATATGATAGCACTAAATTAAATACTATTTTTACAGTCCAAGATGTTATAATGAATGAAGATTTATCCAATACATTTGTAATTAAATTGTCTGATAATTATAACGTATCCGTAATCAAATCAAATAATTTTGGTGGTAATAGTGTATCATGCACAGTAATTAGTAATTTGGAATTTGGCTATTCTGATCCATCGCATTATAAAATCACTTTAGATAAAACATATTCTAATGTATATAAGGTAAGATTATTAAGCACTGGAATACCAAATACCGCATATACTATAAATTCTAATTATAAAGAAACTAATTTTCAAGGCAACGTTTTAAAAACAAATGTTAATAATAAATTATCATGGATAAATGAAGAGGATTATGTTGATACATTTAATATTAGAATGTATTCTGATGAAATATATTTTAAATCTGTAAATAAAGATGTATTATTTACTAATGATGAATTATCTACAACTGATAAAAAAATGAAATATTCAGGTTTAATATGGGATAAAATCAAATTAAATGAAACTTTACTAAAATCTTTTTCCGAAATATCAAATATAAATAGTGTCTATTTTGATAATAATAGTAATAAAGATTTTTTCTCGCATATACAATTAACTTTGGAATCTAATTTCAGACATCCGGATACGGGAATAATATTATCAGCGACTTCTAATCCAACTACTGGAAAATATTGGTTAGGATCATCATATCATAATTTTCAAAAATCATTCTTATATAGTTTAGAAGACACTATAATCAGAAATGAAAATTGTAATATTCAATTTGATATAAATCAGTATAATAATAATATAATACAATTAAAAAAAAACAAACCATATTTCCATCACTATTATTCAAAATTATTACAAAAATATGAAGATATAGATATAGACTTGTCAGATATTTTAACTTTTAAAAATATTGATAATTTAGGGATCCCTAAATTTTTAGGATATTTTATATACGAAAATGAAAAAAAAAATGGTATTAATAGTGGTCTCATTTCCGAATTTATTGAAATTACTAATTTAAATTCTACTTATATTTACCCTTCTATAAGCCAATTATCTGAAAAATATATCGCTCCTGTTTTATTTCCAAATAATGAAGAAAAAGAGATAAATTTAAATCTTAAAAATTATAGAAGATTTCCTATATATAATACTTTATTAAAAGATGGTAAATATTTACAGAAACCATTCATTTTCGAATTACAAAAAACTCTTAATAATACGAATAACATGATTTTTAACTATAAAAGTCAAACATTTAATAAAATAAAACATAGTATATCAAACAATTACAGTGATCTTCAAAAAAAATATTTTAATGTAAATATCAATAATAATTCAAATTTAATTGATATTAGGCAATATAAACTGATTGATTACTATAAAAAAAGTAGCAATGTTAATAACAATATGGTATTTTATAATGAAGGGTTTCCTTATATTATTTTAAAACCCCAAGGACATCAATTTAATACTGGTGATAAAATTTTTATTAAAGATTTTACTTCAAAAGATGGTATTGATGAACAAGACGTAAATGGTGAAAAAACTGTTAAAAATTTACCTACATATAAAATGTTTGTAAGAATGATTTACCCTCTTCCAAATTTGACCTATTTAGATCAAGATAAATATTTTGAAAATATTATTGGTTCTACATTAAATATGAATAATATATCAGAAGAATTGTCTTTTAAAAGAGATTTGAGGAAATTTAGTATAAATAGTGATCAATACACCGGTAATGAGACATATTTAAATAATGTTAATAACCACTATTATGGTAACTTTAATGGTAAGGGTAATTACTATAATAAACAAGGTAATAGTAGTCATTCAGATAAAGAATCTTATCCTCTCAAAACAAGGGGTGATAATAAAAACAGGTTATATGGGGATTTTAATAATTTAGCAGAATATAAATTTGGAGTTTTTAGTGAAAAAAAAAATCCATTAAATAAATATAATTTTAAACCACCTTTTTCTAAATCATTAAGTAATATGGACGATGGTAATTTATTACATAGACTGGATGTAATAGATAAATATGAAAAAAGAGAACAAACCGACACTTTATTAACAAATATGAATTATTTTGGTTCTAAACTTGTAAATAGTGTTGGTAATGAATCGATATATCCTGAAAATTATGAAGAATTTTTACAAAATGAAATTAATTCAGGAGGAGTTGAACTAAGTATGCTTGAAAATGAAATATTTATCAAATTAAGTAATATTAATAATATAGACGATGATACTACTATAGGTAGAATTAATAATATACCTAATAATAGACAATCCTTATCAAATGGAAACTATGAAGTATATTTTGATTTATTGTCCAATAGTAAAATTGGTAATTTTTCAGTTGGTGATATTATATATTGTTTAGAGTCTAATAGTATTGGGATGATAGTTCCAGAAACCTGGGATTATGATGGATTACCTATCGAACCTGTTATATTAAAAGGAATGGGATCGTATTTAATTGAAAAATTTAAAAAAAATTATCTATTTCTAAATAATCTGGTTAAAAATTCAAAAAGAGGTTACTATGAAGATATTATTAAGTTTGCCTTTGACTTAAATTTTTGGAAATTAGAAAAAATAAATAATGGAGAAAAGTATATTTATATTAATATTAAAAATTCTCCCAATAAATCAAGATTATCTGGAATAAAAACAAGTAATTTAAAATTATATAAACCTATTAAATATAAGTTTTTATTTGAAGATAATATCAATCCAAACAATATTTTAAACTTATCTGAGCAAGAATTTTCCTATTCCCAAACAAATACTATTAAATATGATATTAATACTATTAAAAAATCTTATTTATCAGGTATTTATAATAATAGTAAAAATAATTATTTAATCATCGAAACTAACAATATTAATAATTTTCAAAAAGGTGATAAAATATACATCAAAGATCATAAACTAATAAATAAATATAGGAATAATTTATTAAAAAAAAAATTAGATATCCATAATATTAAGCCCTTTAGAAGTTATTTAGCTGAACTCAAAAATATTTTTAACAATTTATCAAATAAATATAAATTGGAAGATGAAGAAATTATCCCATTCAAGAATATTAACTTAATTTACGATTATAACTTAAAATCTTTTAAATATTGTTTAGGAAATGAATATGTATCATCATCATATATTCCTAAAAAAAATTACATAAGTTTTAATAATAGTAATATTTTTACACTTGGTATGCGAGATAGATTGATTAATTGGTTTTTTGATAATCCCTTTTTATGGAATAGTAATAATTTAGAGAAAACAATGAAATTTTATAAAACTTATATACCATCTTTAGAAAACAAAAAAGTAATTATTAAATTAATTGTTTCTCCATTAGATAGTTTTGGTAGAACTTTTTTATCAAATAAAAGTAATGAATATGCTGATAAAAATGGAACTAATTTTAATGATGTTATATTAAAAGAAGGACCATATTTTAATTTAGAAAATGGAGGATTGGTTGAATATGAAAGAAATTCAAAAACAGTATTGCCTTTTTTAAAAGGAATGGGAATATATTCATGGTTAAAATATAATGAGGATGACAAAAGTGTATCTAATTCAGATAAACCAACATTATTGGGTAAAGTGCTTGGAACAAGTTTATTATCAATAAAAGATTATATAGACAATTATAACATACTTAGTTACATACATATGTTTCCTAAGCCAGAAAATGAATATGAACAAATTATTGCGCCAAATTTATTCAATGGTTCATCTAGAGTTCCTGGTATAGATTATAGTGTCGAAAGTGTTAGTATAATTAATACTGGGAACGATTATACAGAATATACTAAAATTATTTTCCCGGACCCATATGGATCTACACAGGAGGGAAATACATTTAATTATACTATTTCGGAAACCTTATCAGTTCAATTCAATTTTATTAATAAACAAATAATATTCTCATCGGAAATTAATGATTTAATTAATTATATAGATAGACTCGATAAAGTTAACATTGAAATATATAACGACGAAAATGAAATAATAACAAACAGTTTTTTCAATAATAATATTTTTACAGTAACTAATAATGTTACATTTATTAATAATAATACAATTATAGATTTTGTAGAATCAAATATTTCTATTAATCAAGATACATTATTATTTAACACTGGATCCATTCAACTTAATATTTTCTACAAGCATTTACACCAGGGCAAAAAAGCAGAAGGTGTCCCCATCATTCAAAATGGACAAATAACTGGAGTAAATATTATTGAATCAGGTGGTGGATATATTGTAAATAAAATTGATAATATTGAAAATAGTTCCCAACAAATAAATGTGATATTTTCAGATATTGAAGGTGGTGGCTCAGGAGCAAGTGGATATATTAATCTTACCAGAACATCCCCAACATATGCCCTATACGTTGAATTAAATGAAGATGTTTTTGAAATTAAAAACGGAGTTTCTGTGGGATTCAAAGAAAAAATGATAGAATTATTTAAAAGAGGTAATAATTTATATTTTAATACCCAGTATTACAAAGGAGATGGTGAATTTGAAGAATCGGGTTTTGAAATAAATACTGATAAAAATATATCCAAAAATATGTCTGAAAAAGATTATCAATCTTTTGATAATTTTTATTGGAAAAATAGGAGTGCTGCTGCAACAATTTATCAAGGATATTTAATTCACGAATCTAATTCAGATCAAGAAATACATAATAACGCGGAACTGTTGCACTTTTTATATGGTGAAGCAACCAGTGGTGAAAAAATAATTAATAATAATACTCAATGGTTTTATTTTAAACCTGAATCAAATACAACGCATAAGATTTATTTAAAATCTAATTCTTCTATTAAAGTTAAATTATATGAATCAACACAATTAAACATACCTATTAATGATATAGATATAGGGATTTATAGTAATAATTATTTTATTACTGATAGTATTTTAGATATAAATAAAATTTATTATTTAGAAATAATAGGATTAAACAACAGTGAAAGTAAATATGAAATATTTATAGATTTTAGTTTCAATTATGAATATTCATATTATAATGATATGGATTCTATAAATTATAATGATATGGATTCTATAAATTATAATGATATTAATCCTATAGACTATATAGACATTAGTGAATATTTTACATTACATTCTGATAATAAAGCAATGGGTTCTGTAATATTAACGGGATTATCTATTGGATTTAAAGGTGATGTAGATAATTTTAAATTTAAATCAATGATTACAACTGAAGCATATTTTACTTTAGAACAATATAATAATAGTCATGTCACTATAGACATATATGATATTAATAATGATTACATAGTTCCATCCTATAAAAATTTAAATCAATTACAATTCAGGGTTCAAGAGGGTCAATCTTATTATATAAGAATTTATAGTAATAAAGATACACAAGAGAGTATAGATTATAATCTTACTGGAATCATAACACAATCACCAACGGTAGATGACAATTATAGTGAAAGTAAAAATGTTCCCACTGATCAAAATAATATCATAGAAGACACTGACAATAATAGCGATGAAGTTAAATATTTTGTTTCTGGGCATTTGGAGTATTTTTATCAAAGCTTTCTACAAAATAAATGTGTTATAAATTATTCACAGCCATTATCGAAAGAAGAAGAAATGTTTCTTAATAAACACCAGATACCCGAAACTAACAAAAAATTTGAAATTAACCAAGATAATAATATAAATGATAATAATACTGTTAATTATACAAATAAAAATTTTATTGATTTTAAAAATAGAGTAAACGAATTTAATCCCGAAACATATTCTATTCACTCTTTTTCATCATTTGATAAAATATTTTTGTATCATAATGATAAATTAAAATCAAAATATACGGATACTACATCAAAAAATCATTTTAATATAGGAAAAATAGCTATTGATCCCATAAGTAATGAAATTATAACAGAAAATACAGGTATAAATGAAGGCACATATGATGTCATTATACCTTTATGGAATGGGGAATATAATAATATTCTTAAATTTGAACAAATAAATTCACATAAAAATATTATAATTAATTTAGATTTTTCAGATGAAATTGAAAAAGGTTTCATGAACAATGGTAAAATAAGAGCTACCGGTCAACAATCGAATATATGTGGAAATAATTCAAGTTATTACCAAAATTCTATTACGGAAGATTTACTTCTTGAAAATCAATTTAATATAGTAGAAAGTTTAAATTATAATAAACGTGGTAGTAAATTTATTTTATTACATAATACGGATTTTTTTCACCCAAATGAAGAAATGATAACAAAAAATGATCTATTAATTATAGGTGGTACGGTGTATGGTAAAGACTCTATTTTCCCCACACAAGATAAAAAAAAGAATGTATCATCTATATCTGAATTATCTATTGTAAAAAATGTATCTCATCTAGAAAATAGCAATATATTGATTGAGATCAATTCTGAATTATTAAATGATCATTCATCTGATGAAATAATAATTAATAGATATAAGTATGGAGAGTTAAATAGGCATTTAATAAATAACTGTTCAAAATATCAAGTATATATAAAAAAATATATCTATTCTGAAAGTAAAAATCAAAATGGAACATCTAATGAAGATTTTTATTCAAAATACATAAATGTAGGTGATGTTCTATGTTTTGATTGGTTCAATAAACGAAATATAGACTATAATGATGAATTGTTACCACCATATTATATTAAAGAAACATGCTTAGATCCTGGTACATATTGTTCAAATAAATATACATACACTACTCAATTTAATCGAGTTAAAGAAATTGATTATAATATTAATGATGAAGAAATATTAATTACTTTGGAATTTATTCCATTTATATATTATGATAAGAATACTAATTTTATCATATTTAAAAAGCATAATTACAAAAATGGTCTATTAGAAAATAATAGTTTTGTTGATAGTCAATACGGAACAGATTTTTTAACAAAAGATTCTATCAAATATAATTGTCTTTCTACTCAACCCTTTATTGTCGATAATGAATGGTATACTAAAATTTTTTATCAAGGAAATTATTGCCTATCTCCTGAATATACACATTTGGGTGAGAAAAAACATTTAAATAATGATATAAATAATAGTTGGACTACTGGGACAAAATCTTATAATAGTTTATCATCTAGAAAAGTATATATTAGAGGCATGAAAGGTATTAATATCCCTGAATTACCATTACCTACTATAAAAAATAATTTCAATTTAGATTTATATAATACATCAAATAATAGCGATATTATTTTTCCTATAAATCAAGTAACTCCAGTAATTGACGGAGAGTATATTACAGAACCACCTATAAAAAGCGATTTTAAATCTTATTTTCCATTAGAATCAATATCTATAAATGGATTTTTTTCATCAAATTATGATTTATTTGATCTATATAATAAGGAAGAAGTATCCATAGATACAGTGATTAACAATTATATAGACAAGGATAGTTCATTAATTTGGAATGATAATGAACAACTTAACATTAATGATAATTATGAATATAACTGTATTGTAGTAAAGGGATTTTATTTAGGATATGGTGGTTTTATAGAAGAACGGCATTCTGAAGATAATAATATAGTAAATTCTGTTGATGGATATACTATATTAGATATTCAAACAACTAATGGGAAAAATAAATTAATTATTGATTTAGAGGAAGAATTACTAAATTTAAACATTCCTGAAAATTTACTTATTAATAAAACTATGACAAATAGAAACAATTATATAAGTTCTGAAAATTTATACGATATTCAATTTGAAAATTTAGATAATAATATATTTAAAAATAATTTAAATATTGGTTTAGAAGGTATTATCTTTAAGAAAAAAATTAATATACCTCTAAAATTAAATAAGAGTGATTATCTCTTTTTATGTTCACCACAATTGTCCAATATCAAAAATAATAATTTTAACTTAATAGATACACTTTTTACAAAAATTTTATTAACTGGTAAAACAAATGAACCAATGTATAACACATTTGTATCTGGTTTAAAGGAATTTGATATACAACTATTACCGGAATTAAATGAAATAGAACTAGCTTTTATAACAAATAAAGGCGCTTTAGTTGATTTTAATGGATTAGAACATTCATTTACAATTGAAATTACAGAATTAACTCAACAAATAGATAAATTTAACAGTATAACTGGATTAATTTCATAATTATTTATATATAAAAACTAAGTATAATTATTATAAATGAATAATAAATTTAATTTAGAAAATTTTTCTAAAAATATTCGAAATAAATTCTCCGAAAATGTATCTAATACAAACCAAACTATAAATACAAATATAGCATCATATAATAATACAAATTCTGAAGATTTTTCATTTGAATTTGATAATTTATTTAATAATAATATTTTAGAACAGAATTTAAATATTAAAGGAAAATTACATTGTTCTGTTTTAGAAGTTGATGAAATATTAATCAATTCAATTGACGAAGACTCTGATTTATCTAATATTTCTGTATTGAATAATACTAATAATATATCTTTATTAGATATAAATTCATCAAATTTAGATAATTGTGACATACAAAATTCGAAAATATTTAATAACACTTATTATTTATCATCCGAACCATCTTTTAATTACCAATTAATAAATAATATTGATTTTACACCTGATACTAATAATCATACTGGTTGGATAGCTTGTAATTATATAAGAAATTTGAGATCTAATTTAAAAGAGAGTACATTAGATCTTTTTCAAATAGATATTGTAGGAGACACTAAATATAAAACATCAAATGGTAATATATTCATAAATACAAATAATACTAATTCTCAAAATAGTATTGATAGTAATAACATTGATAATAACATTGATAATAATAATATTAATATTGATTCTTCTAACAACATGAGTCTTTCTTCTAATAATAACACGACCATTTTTTCTAATAAACTTATTATTAATTCTGATAAAGGAGTAAAAGGTATTAAATATAACCATATTCAAGACCTGTTAACATATAATTTATTAGATAGTGATTCTAATTCCATAATAACTGTTGATTTAGATAATAATAGTTCATATATTTTACCTATTAATTCAATTGGATATAATTGTAAAATTATAATTAAAGATACTATAGAAAGTAAAGGTACATTTGTTATAAAAACAAATAATAATGAAAGAATATTTGGATATATAATATATACGGATAATACTATAAGATCATTGGGTAATAAAAATAATCCAATTTCATTAATTTCTTTTACAACTAATCAAACAATTGATTTAACAGGGTCAAATATTGACATTTATTCAAATGGATCGACATGGTCTATTAAAATATATTGTTCCGAATTAGGGAATCTAAATATTATCACATTAGATAATATTGTATAAATTATTTAAATTTATAAGAATTAAAATATTATAATAATAATAATGGATACTAAAAACAATTTATTGTTAAAATCTAATTCCGATCGTTCTAAGCAATTATTGACT